GACTCTCAAAGCATTGGTCAGAGAGCGTATCGAAGCTGGGAAAGATATGCCCTCTGATCTATTTAACGTGTTCGCAGGAAACAGAACCAAAATAATAAGGAAATAAACATGAACAAAGCACAAGGCAACATGGACCAAGGAACAAAAAAGTCCAACGCAGTAGTTGAGAAAGTAGCTGCGGGAGCTTTAGCTGTAAGCATTTTTGAAGATGATGCAGATAAAGGTCTTGGTAATATAGGTCATGATGATCTAGCATTACCTTTTCTTAAAATACTAGGACAATTATCTCCAGAGGTTAATAAAAGAGATGGTAAATACGTTCAAGGTGCAGAACCTGGAATGATTTACAATTCTGTAACTGGAGAATTATTTGACGGTGAAAAAGGAATCAACGTTCTACCGTGTCATTACAAATTAGAGTATATTGAATGGCAAGATAGAGGTGAAGGTTCTGGTGCTCCAGTTGGAATTCACCCATCTTCAAGTGATGTAATGACTAAAACAAAAAGAGATGCTTCTTTTAAAGATAGATTACCTAATGGTAACTATATTGAAAAAACTGCAAGTTATTTCTTAATTGTTTGTGGTCAAACTCCAACTACAGCTTTACTTGCTATGAAATCTACGCAATTAAAGATAAGTAGAAAATGGAATAGTATGATAACTGGTATTAAGATGAAGGGTAAAAACGGATTATTTACTCCAGCATCTTTTAGTCATATTTATAAATTAAGAACTGTTCAACAATCCAATGATAAAGGTACATGGTTTGGTTGGGAAGTTACAAAGGTTGGTCCTGTAGAGGATGCTCTTTTGTATCAACAAGCTAAGTCATTTGCTGAAAGTGTTTCTAAGGGAGATGTTATAGTGAAACACGGTGAATCTAACGGATCTGAAAAAGGATCTGAAGCTCACTTTTAGTTTTCTCTCGTTACTTATCGTGGGCAAGAAATTGCCCACGTAAAAACATAAAGGGCTATATGGAAAGAAAGTTTATTGAAATTTTTACTGGTTTAAAAAGAGATTTTGGAATAGCGTATTTTGATAAATATATAATAGATCCAGAGACAGGAAAGAAAAAACCAACTTATGGTTGGGCAGATAAACCAATTACAGATCAAGATTATTTAGATCATTTAAATGGTAAAAAATCTATAGGTATTCAACCTTGTAATGATGAAGGTAAGGTATTATTTGGCGCTATAGATATAGATTCAAAAGATTATAAAGATTTTTCAGTTAAAAAATATTTAGATATTGTAAGGGAATATGATCTTCCATTAATACCTATTAAATCAAAAAGTGGTGGCTTACATTTATATTTATTTTTAAAATCATATGCTAAAGCACAGTTCGTAAGAAATTTTTTAGATACATTATTATTCACGCTAAAGCTTCCAACTAAAACAGAAATATATCCTAAACAAACAGAATTAGGTCAAGATGCAGAAGGTAAGTTATCTGTTGGTCAATTTATAAATCTTCCTTATTTTAATAAAAATGACAGAGTAGCAATTAATTTTGATGGTAAACCTTTTACTTTTGAACAATTTATTCAAGTCGTAGAAGCAAATCAAAAAACAGTAGATGAATTAGAAGAGTTTTCATTAGCCCATGTGAAAACTGTACTACAGGGAGGCCCATCCGAGTTTGATGATGGTCCTCCTTGTCTACAGATAATGGCTAAAGAACCATTAACAGATGGTAGAGATAGATGGTTATATAATTATATGGTGTTTGCTAAAAAGAAATATCCAGATAATTGGGATAAGAAAGTTATTCAAGCTGCTCAAGATTATTTTAAGAGAAATGAACAAGGTATAAATGATTGGGATGAGAAAAAAGTTAGAGATAAAATTAGATCTTGGAAAAAAGATTCTACTAAAGGACATTCTTGTACACAAGAACCTATAGTTAGTTATTGTATGAAATCTGAATGTTTAAAAAGAACATTTGGTGTTGCTTCTGATAGAAAAAGAATGTTTCCAAGTTTAACTGGATTACAAAAAATTAATTATCCAGAACCACAATATACTTTCAATGTAGAATTACCTGGAGGTAAGGTTAAAAATATAAGAGCTAAGTATATTGGAGAAGTAAATCAACAACAAGAACTACGATCTTTAATAATGAAAAGTGCTGATATATTTGTTCCAACAGTTAAAACTTTTGAATTTGAGGAAATTATAAATAAATTATTTCCACCTAAGGATGTTATCAATCCTCCTAAAGGAACTACTCCTGATGAACAGTTAGAAGAGTACTTAAAAGAATATCTTAATGGACCACAAGCTAAGTCACACGCATCGTTTAAATCTGGTGCAGTATTAATAGAAGATGAGTATGCTTATTTTAAATGGTCTAGTTTTTGTAATTTATTAAAGAATAAAGAATTTAAAGAAAATAAAATGATAGTTGCTCAAAAAGTAAAAGATTTATTTAAAGCTGAATTTGGTCAATTAAAAAGATTTCCTAAAAAATTAAATGAAAAAGAATCTCATGATCCAATAGAAGTCGTTAAGATACCTATGGATAAGTTTTCTAAAAAACATATAGAACCCGAAGTAATTAACATTAAATCTAAAAAAGATATAATGTAATGATTAAAAAGGTATTAGGTCCTCCAGGAACAGGTAAAACAAGAAGACTACTTAATGAAGTAGATAATTATTTAAGGAAAGGGGTTCCTTTAAATAAGATAGGTTATTTTGCTTTTACAAGAAAAGCAGCAAATGAAGCAAGAGAAAGATTTTTAAATTTAAATAAAGATCTTGTAAAAACAGATGTTAAATTTTTTCAAACCCTACATTCTTTAGCATTTCATTCATTAGGTATGAGTGAAGAAAATATTATGCAACCGGTTCATTATGAACAATTAGGTAAGGAATTAGGTATTAGAGTTAATTATACAAGTGAATCAGATGAGAGTTGTTATATGGATTGTGATAATGAATATTTTAAATTGATAGGTAAATCTAGGGTTAAGTGTGTTTCTATAGAGGATGAATTTAATACAAATGAATGGAGTAGAGAAATAGATATAGACACATTAAAATATATTAATGTTAATTTAAATAACTACAAAAATACTTATAATTTAGATGACTATACAGATATGATTGAGAAGTTTGTTCTTAATTCAGACAAATGTCCTCAATTTGAAGTTGTATTCATAGACGAAGCACAAGATTTATCTCCAATACAATGGAAGATGTTTGATATATTAAAAACAAAATCTACCGATGTATTTTTAGCTGGAGATGATGACCAGGCTATATTTGCTTGGGCTGGAGCTGATGTTAATAGATTTATTGATGAACCAGCAGAAGAAGAAATATTAGAACAATCAGAACGTATACCTTTAGCAGTACAAGAGTTATCTAATACTATTATCAATAGAATACAGGGTAAAAGAAAAGAAAAGATTTATTATGCTAAGAAAGACAAGGAAGGTAATGTTGTTGATGGTAAAGTTGAACACATATTTAATTTAGATAATTTAGATTTAACAGAAGGTAAGTGGTTAATATTAACTAGAACTATATATAGAGCAGATGAAATATCTGCATTATTAAGAGAAAGTAATTTATATTTTAAAAATAGGTATGGAAAAAGTATTGATAGTAAGCTTTATAAGTCAGTATTAAAATGGACTGATCTTATTTCAGGTAAGGAAATATCCATAGCTGATTGTAAAGATATTTACGAATATCTAGATGAAAGTTTTAATGAAAAGAAATTTGAGAATAAATCAAGCATAAGAATAGAAGATCTTGGATATAGTAAAGAAACTAAGTGGTTTGATGCTTTTACTAATTTAGATCAAAATAAAGAATTATACATTAGAACATTATTAACTAATGGTGAGAAATTATCTGAAGAACCTAGAATAGAAGTATCAACAATTCACGCCGCAAAAGGTGGTGAATGTAATAATGTTATTCTTGTATTAGATAATGCAAAGAAGATAAGAGAATCTACATCAATTAATGTGGATAAAGAGGATGAAGAACATAGAGTTTGGTACGTTGGTGTAACAAGATCTATGCAAAATCTTTATATATTAAAACCTAAACGAGAGTGGAAAGGATATCAGTTATGAGTAATAATGCGTTTTTTAAACAAATAGGAGGTGCACATTATAAAAAATATAAAATACAACCTTCTTTATTTATCAATGAAAATAAGATACTATTTGCAGAAGGCAATGCAATTAAATATATTTGCAGACACCAGGATAAAGGAAAGAAACAGGATTTGTTAAAAGCAATCCATTATATAGAAATGATTATAGAAAGAGATTACAGCGATGTTTAAAAAATTTGATAAAAAACTTTATGAAGAAAATGATCATAAAGGAAAAATATTTGCTTCTAGTGTATTAAAGAAAATGTATCCTTCTTATAATATTGTTGAAGGTGATAAATTTGGTGTTGATTTAAAAGTAATTGATCCTAAAGATAATTCTATATTCATAACCGCAGAAGTTGAAGTTAGACATAACTGGAGTAATGATGGAGATTTTCCATTTAGTACAATTAATATACCATATAGAAAACAAAAGTTTTTTAATGGTAAATGTAAATATTTCAGTATTAATAAAAATTTAAATAGATGTCTTGTTATAGATGACAAAGATATTTTAAATTCTCCATTAGAAGAAAATCCAAATAAATATGTATCTTCTAATGAAAAGTTTTATAAAGTACCTGTAGAAAAAGGAAAATCAATTTTAGGAAAGGATTATGCAATATGAAAGTACCTCTATTTGAAGCACAAAGAGAATGGGTTGAACCGGAAGAATTTCCAGATCTACGATCTTATGATGAGATTGCAGTAGACTTAGAGACAAGAGATCCTGATTTAAAAAAGAAAGGATCAGGTTCTGTTATAGGTAATGGAGAAGTAATTGGTATCGCTGTTGCTGTACCAGGAAGATCTTTTTATTTTCCCATAGCCCATGGCTCAGGGCCTAATATGGATAAGAAAAAAGTTTTAGCATGGTTTAAAGATACCATGGCTACTCCTTCTTTAAAAATATTCCATAATGCAATGTATGACGTTTGTTGGATTAGACAAATGGGTATCAAAATTAATGGCTTGATCGTAGATACTATGATTGCAGCGTCATTAATTGATGAAAATAGATTTCAATATAGTTTAAATACTTTATCTTGGGATTATCTTGGTTATGGTAAGAGTGAGGCTGCTTTAAATGAAGCTGCTAAATCAAGAGGATTAGATCCTAAAGAAGATATGTGGCAACTCCCTGCTATGGAAGTAGGCGCATATGCTGAAAAGGATGCCGAACTTACATTAGAACTATGGCAGATATTTAAAAAAGAAATAGTTCATCAAGATATAGAATCTGTATTTAGTTTAGAAACTGATTTATTCCCATGTTTAGTAGACATGAGATTTAAAGGAGTAAGAGTTGATATAGAACGTGCACACAAGCTGAAACAACAACTAACAGCACAAGAGAATGAATTGTTATTAAAAGTAAAACAAGAAACAGGGATAGAACCCCAGATTTGGGCCGCAAGAAGCATAGCAAAAGTTTTTGATAAGCTTGGCTTAGAGTATGATAGAACTGAGAAATCATCTGCACCATCCTTTACTAAGAATTTTTTACAAGAACATTCTAACCCTATAGTTCAAATGATTGCAAAAGCAAGAGAAATTAATAAAGCACATACAACTTTTATTGATACAATCATTAGGTATGAACACAAAGGAAGAATTCATGCTGAGATTAATCAAATTAGATCTGATCAAGGTGGAACTGTAACTGGACGATTCAGTTATAATAATCCAAACCTACAGCAGCTTCCAGCAAGAAACAAGGATCTAGGACCACTTATTAGATCTTTATTCTTACCTGAAGAAGGTCATACTTGGGGTTGTTTTGACTATTCACAACAAGAACCTAGACTTGTTGTACACTATGCTTCTTTATATAAGTTTCCATCTGTTTATGATGTAGTTGAATCTTATAAAGATAATCCTAATACAGACTTCCACCAGGTGGTTGCTGACATGGCAAACATACCTAGATCACAAGCTAAAACTATTAATTTAGGTTTATTCTATGGAATGGGTAAGGCAAAGCTACAAGCTGAACTTGGTGTATCTAAAGAAAAAGCTGCAGAACTATTTGAACAGTATCATGCTAAAGTTCCATTCGTTAAACAATTAACAAATGCTGCTTCTAATAGATCTCAAGAACGTGGTCAGATAAGAACGTTGCTTGGTAGATTATGCAGGTTTCATTTATGGGAACCAAATCAATTTGGTATGCATAAAGCATTGCCTCATGAAGAGGCACTCCAGGAACATGGACCAGGGATAAGAAGAGCATACACTTACAAAGCTTTAAATAAATTAATTCAAGGATCAGCAGCTGACATGACTAAAAAAGCAATGCTTGAATTATATAAAGAAGGAATAGTTGCTCATATTCAAATTCATGATGAATTAGATTTATCTGTTGAATCTCCTGAACATGCTAAAAAGATAATTGAAATTATGGAAAATGCTATTCAATTAGAAGTTCCAAATAAAGTAGATTATGAATCTGGTGAAAACTGGGGCGATATATATGATTGATTATGTCTTATCTTAATGCTAACATACCACCAATTTATTGTAACATAAGAAGGGAGTATTTGTATGATCTTAAACAGCATCACGGAGAAACTGAAAATTGTGTGGTCTTTAGTATTGCGAGCATACCTGGCCGTGCAATATTATTCCATTGTGTACTTGAATCAGGTGCAATCTATTTCAGATTACCTATCAGCGCTTTTATTCAAAAAGGATTTGATCGCAGAAACGTCCCAGATCAAGATATCAAAGATCTTGAATTATGGAATTCATTTAGTTATTTTCCTAGCGTTATCTGCTTTGATTTTTTAAAAGGACAATCTTGTAAATATTTTAGTAATGGTAAAACACATAATGCAGAATATTTATTTACTATTGACTGGGCTCACCCAGATGCTAATATCCTCAATACAGAACATTCCGAAATGGTTTCAGAACATAAGTGTGCTCATGTTCTCAAGCTTACTAACGGTAATTTCTCTGCTCAGCCTAACAATCGCATTCTTTGGAATGTGCCTAATTTCACTAATTATTCAGGGGTACCAGACTATAAAGTCCAAACTACTGAATGGAATGTTGAAAATAAAAATTGGGTAACAGAGGATTCAGATAAAATGTTTTATAACGTAGAGGATAAAAATGAGTAGTGAATTTAAATTAAGTGATCAGACAAATGTTTCGTTGCCAGTTAAAAATATAATAGCAATTGTATCTGCTATTGTTGTGGCAGTATGGACTTATTTTGGTCTTGTTGAAAGATTAAATAGATTAGAGACTAACGAAAAATTAATGGCTCAAGATCTTTTAAAAAAAGCTGATCAAACACCTAAAAATCAAGAAATGTTTATGTTGATTGAGTATCAAGCTAAGGCTTTAGACAAACATTCAAAACAATTAGAAGAAAACGTACATACTAAAGTATTAATAGCTCAATTAGAAAAGAAAGTAGATAAACTAGAAAAAGAATTAGATACCTTAAGAGGTAAATAATGGTTGAAGTGGTATTTGCATTATTAATGTATATGAATGGTAAATTAGAAGGCTATTCTCCTAAAGCTAATGTTGCAGATTGTTTAGAACAAAAAAGAAAAGTAGAACGTGACGGTAACCCAAATGTTACTTCATGGACTTGTAAAGAAGTAAAAGCCATAGTAGAAGTAGATAAACATGGCGTTAAACGAATTAAAGAAGTTAAACAAGATTAATTGTATTAACAACCTCGCAGTTGGATGCTGCCTCTCAAATCACTGTAAATGTTATGACAACAAAGATTTTAACAATCTGGAAATATTTGATAATAGCCTTAGTGGCATTTTTGCTAGGTACATTCTTTCCGAACCCGATAGCGAAGAAGAAGACAGAAAACGCCATTATCGCCTGGGCTAAAAGCCTAGGGTTTGGACCTCCAAGGTTTGAATATAATAATAATGAAGAGTTCATCATATCTCTTAAAAAATGCATAGCCTACCTAAACTTTGAAATACCCTCTAATAAACATATAAATACAGAACTGATAGTGGCTCAAGCTATTGTTGAATCTAGTTATGGAACATCCCGATTTGCAATAGAAGGAAATAATCTATTTGGTATAAGGGTTTGGTCAAAAGACGGTATGTTACCATATAAACAGCCAGATCATATAGAATGGCGTGTAAGAGTCTTTAAAAACAAGTGCGAATCTGTTAAGTATTACATTGAAATTTTAAATACAAAACAAGTGTATGCAGAATTTAGAAAAGCTAGGGACATGTCATTCAATAGAGATCCTATTCGAATGGCAAAAGCATTAGATAGTTTTTCTACAAACAAAGAATATGAAAAACACGTTATAGAGGTTATTAATAAATTAAGAAATGTTACTAAGTGAAAATTTTACATTGGATGAATTAACAAAATCACAAGAAGCTATTCGTCTAGGTATTGAAAATGAACCTAATGATGAACAGGTTGGAAATTTAATTTTACTTTGTAAAAATATATTACAGCCAATTAGAAATCATTTTAAAATACCGGTATCTGTGTCTTCTGGTTTTAGATCAGCAAAACTATGTGAAGCTATTGGGTCCTCAGCTAAGAGTCAACATACCAAGGGCCAAGCAGCGGACTTTGAAATATTTGGTGTACATAATAAAGAAGTAAGTGATTGGATTGTTAAAAATCTTGATTACGATCAATGTATATTAGAGTTTTGGAACCCCAATGACCCTAACTCAGGGTGGGTTCATTGCAGTTATAATGATAATGGCAATAGAAAACAGTATTTAAGAGCTAGTAAAGTAAATAATGCAGTTATATACTATCCAATGGTATGAAAAAATTTACAATTGATTCTTTAATTGTTCATGGTATTTGCCCTGGCTGTAAAGAATTAACTGCCCTGGTATCTATAGTAGATAATATATATAAATGCACCAATTGTGGAAATGAACTTGAACAATATGTCAATGGTGTTATTAAATATTTACCAATGAATAATAAAAAAACACAAAAAATTCTTAATAAAGATAAATAATGGCAAGAAAAATAAGCATAGGAAATGGTCAGTTTATTAAACAAACTAATAAAAAAAGACCTGGACGTCATTCTAAGAGACCTAATAAAAGAAACACGCATAAAGTGTATAATGGTCAAGGTCGTAGATAATCTATTTGACAGATAAAATAATATAGAATATAATCCTATATTATAAACAAATCAGAAAGGTTATAAATGACTGACATAAGTAAATACAAAAACGTAACTTTATCTAAAGAGGCTTATGCCAAATTAGATAAGATAAGAAGAGTGATTGCTCCACCCGTTGTTGTGAGTAGATCACAAACAGTTGCAATATTAATTGATGAGAAAGCGAAGAGTTTAAATGGTAAAATTGCTTCAAAGTAATTTAAATGTTCTTATGGAAAATAGAGATATTATTCCAGAACAAAAATTGTGGAGAGCTGTTTTATGTCAAATGCTTTATGATGCTCTCTCAAGTTTTGAAAACAAAGCTATGAATAAAAATGAGAAAGAAGCAGCTGAGCGTTGGTTTATATATAAAACAAAAGATTTTGTTGATGTATGTACTCATGCTGGATTTGATGCTGATTACATATATGAAAAAGTAAACAAACTTCTAAACTTAAAAAGATTAAAACGTCTTGGAATAGTTTGGAATCATACTAGAAAGCCTAAATATGAAAATAATCTGCCCAGAATGTAAAGGTAATGGTTATATTACAGTTTATTATCAAGGGGAAAAAGAACCCGTACATAAAGACTGTAAATATTGTAATAACCAAGGTGAGTTAAAAGAAAAAGATGTAAATAAAAAAATGAACTATGAAAGGATGCAACAATGACGTTTACAAACTATAAAAAAGCAATAGCTAAGTTATTAAAGGCTTACCATAAAAAATGGGATTGGCAGGGTA